ACGAAACAATGTTTCACATGAAACATTGTTGCGGTTCGCAAAATTAAAGTAAAAAGGAAGTAAACAAAAATGGTAAAATTTACAAGAACGTTAATTTATTACAAATTTACTTGTTTAGTTAACGAAAACGGAGAAGTAAAAGAAAAGGTTTTCAATGTAACGGAAAGCAATGAGGTAAAAGCGAAAAAAGAGCTTTTAAAAAGTGTTGATAATTGTTTAATTATGAAAACTGAAGAAGTAAAAGAAAAAAGAGAAATGTCACTTGATGAATTTATCGCAAATTCTCATGTTGTCGAATAATTAAAAGGAGTGTATTAAAATGGCTAACGAATTGCAAATCAAAGAAAATGTATTAAACGACGGAACTCAAACTCTGGTATCATCTTTCAAAATGGATTCAATGGATGATAAGTTAAAAGTATTAAAGGCTACTAATACACCAGACCACCGTATCAAAGATTTTGTAAATATGGAAATTACAATCAAAGATATTTACATTGAAACGGTAAACGTTTTGCAGGAAGAAAAAGACGAAAACGGTCAAGATATTTATCAGACTTGTCCTAGAACTGTTATAGTTGATGATAAGGGCGAAAGTTATGTAGCTGTTTCTTTTGGGGTATTTACAGCAGTAAAACGAATTGTTGAATTGCTGGGTAATCCTCATGACTGGGATAAACCAATTAAATTTAAAGTAAAGCAAATTACTAAAGGTGACAGAAGTATTTTAACTTTTGAGCCAATTATTAAGTAATACTTATAGTTTATAATCTTGTGTTGTTTGTAGTATGATATAATAGGTGGGTATTGAATCGCTACCCACCTAATATTATAGGTGATGAAATGGAAAATTTTAGTTATACATTTAGTAATGATTTAAAATTTTATTTCCGTAACGCTAAAGAATTGATTTATTTTAAACAAAAAGCGGATAATAAAAATGTAATTTATAATTTAAAGTATAGGTATAAAAAACAGTATGGGCTATCTATTAACGATGAAATGGCATACTTACTATTATACTCAAAAATATCCTCTAAATTTAAGATTATTAGTTGCGGGGTGGAATTATGTCAAAAAGACGTAGAAAATCTGATAGAATTTCAACTTCAATCAATAAACAAGTTAAAAGGTATAACGCAAAAATTAAACGAATAAAAGAACAGTATCCCGAATTGCAAGGGTTATATAACGACACTATGAAAGTTGCAGACATGAAAAAAGTTGTTAGAACACAAAAAGATTTGGACAAATTGACTCGTTCGATAGATAAATTATTTAAAAAGGATAATATAAAACCAATTGAGATATCCCCAAATGTTTACGTAAATAAATGGGCAATAGGGGAATATACTAAAAATGTAGAAGAAGTTAACAGGCTAAAAAGTAAGGAATTAAAGGTGTTGTTAGATACACCATTTAAAGGTACACCGTTTTCATTTGTGCAAATGGGTGGCGCAGTGGGTAACGAATTAAGACCTATACAGAAAATGCCAGAAGAATACACAAAAATATCCGATTTTGCAAAGATGTTTAAATCTGTACAATTTAGAAGTTTTTCAAGTTATAGTAAATACAGAAATGAAATGTACAAAGAAAATTTTCTAAAATCATTGTATCAAGTGGGCAATGAATATATCGACGAATACGGTAATATACAAACAATAGATTTAAAAGAAATTATTTCAAAAATTCCAGCAGAAAAATTTATAGATTTTTTACGGCATATTGGCGAAGATTTGCATTTGATTTTAAATGAAAATTACACAGTTTTGCAACAGCGTGAAAGGCTTACGGAACTTGTAGAACTAACTAAAGGGTTTGGGATTGATGTTATTTAGTGCCGACTTTGAAACTATAACAGATGAAAATGATTGTAGAGTATGGGCATGGGGTATATGTGATATACCATACACTTTTGCAAATTTTGGAAATAGTATTGATTCGTTTTTTGAACATCTAAAAAGTTTAAAAGAAAATTCAAAAATATATTTTCACAATCTCAAATTTGATGGTAGTTTTATTTTGAATTATTTATTATCAAATGGTTACGCATGGGTAAAAGAAAAACAAGAATTAAAAATAAATACATTTACAACTATGATATCTGAAGATATAAAATATTACAATATATCTTTTTATGTTAACAAGAAAGTAAAGGTTGATATATACGATAGTTTAAAAATAATTAATTTAACAGTTGAACAGATTGCAAAATCTTTCGGTATGCCGTTTCAAAAAGAAGAAATTGATTATAACGAATATAGAAGCAAAGACCATATCATGACAGAGAAAGAAAAAAGTTATTTATTAAACGACATAAAGATAGTTGCAACAGCTTTAGATTATTTCTTTGAACAAAATTTAAAGAAGATGACACAAGGTAGTAATGCTTTATATAACTATAAACAGATTATAGGCGGTGAAAAACATTTCAGACAATTTTTTCCACAATTAGATGTTAATATTGATTCAGATATAAGGAAAGCATATAGAGGTGGTTTTACGTATTTAAATCCAAAATTTGCAGGAAAATTAATAAAAGAAAATGGTTTTGTTATAGACTATAATAGTCTTTATCCTAGTGTTATGTTAATGAAACCTTTACCATATTCACAACCAGTATTTTTTCAAGGAAAATATGAACATGATAAATATTATCCATTATATATTCAACATTTAAGAGCGCAATTTACTGTAAAAAAAGGTCACATTCCAACTATACAATTAAAAAATAATTTATCATTTATAGCGAACGAATACATAACAGACAGCGGTTTTGAATATCCTGATTTATATTTGACAAATGTTGATTTGTGTTTGTTTTATGAACATTACGATGTTTATAATATTGAGTTTATAGACGGTTGGAAGTTCAGAGCACAAAAAGGTATGTTTGATAAATATATAAACAAATGGAGTAAGGTTAAGGTAGAAAGCAAATTGCAAGGAAATAAAGGTATGACACTTATAGCTAAATTATTATTAAATTCATTATACGGAAAGTTTGGAACATCACCAAAAGGAAGAAGTAAAAAACCAGTATTAGAAAACGGAATATTAAAATTTGAGAAGTTAGAGGAAGAAGAAAGAAAACCCGTTTACATTCCATGTGCTGTATTTATCACAGCATGGGCAAGAAATGAAACCATACGAATGGCACAAAAAATACATGAAACAGGAAAATATATTTATAGTGATACAGATAGTATTCACGCAATAGGTGGTATACCTGATTTTATACCATTAGATAATGCAAAATTAGGATATTGGAAACATGAATTTAATATAAAATATTGCAAATATTTACGTCAAAAATGCTATGTTGATTATGGAACAGAGCCAAATAGCAATAAATTAGAACGTAATATAACAGTTGCAGGTTTGCCTAAATCAGCGAAAAAGACATTCACAATTAAAAAGTTTAATATCGGTAGTGTATATTCTGGTAAGCTACAACCCAAACAAGTAAAGGGTGGGGTTGTACTAAAAAATACAGAATTTACCATAAAAGGGTTGACAAACTCAAACAAAGGTAGTATAATGAAAGGAGAGAAAGGGAAAAAGTCATGATATATCAATGTTGGAAACCACGGTGAAGAACCGCCAACACGGATTGTCTAGGTGGTGCTAGATATCATTGACTTTTCCCAATCTTGTAAAATGGAATATTTTAATATAAACGATATTCTATCGCATAATAAGTTATTTAACTTTATCGTTGGGGAACGAGGAAATGGAAAAACTTATGGGGCATTGGAATATGTTGTAAAAAGGTATTTAAAATTCGGTGAAGAATTTATATATTTAAGACGATTTAAAACGGAAATTAAAAAAGTAAATTCATTGTTTGAACCGTTGAAAATAAATAACCCAAAATGGGAAATAACAGAAAAGAATAAATGTTTTTATATGAATGGCAAGTATATGGGATTTGCCCATGCGTTAACTCAATCTGTTGTACAAGCTAGTGTTGCCACACCTAAAGTGGGTACAATTATATTTGATGAATTTACCATGAAAGAGGGAACATATCATTATTTAAATAATGAAGTTGAAGATTATTTTTTACATTTTTGGTGTACCGTTGACAGGTTTAGAGGTGTTAAAGTAATATTTATAAGTAATGCTTATTCTGTAATTAATCCATATTTCACTTATTTTGGCATAAATTTTGATGAGGGAAATATATGGAAAAATGAGGATATTATAGCGATGAAAACAAACAGCGTTAAATATCGGGAGCAGATAAAACAAACACGTTCGGGACAGTTGTTGAGTAAAACAAACTACGGAAATTTCGCATTAGACAATCAATTCAAACTTGATAGCTATGATTTTATTGCTGATAAGACATCAAATGCGAGATACAAGTTTGATATGATTCTTGATGGTTTACAAGTAGGTGTTTGGTTTGATAACGAAAGTGGTTATTATTTTATAACAAATAAATATAGTTGCAATGGATTAAATTCAATTAAATTTGCATTGAGTAATACAGATTTAAAAGGAGCAACAATATTTACAAAAAATGTTCGGGGAATATTTCAACTTGAAAATTTAGGAAAAATGTATCGTTATGGTAGGGTTTATTTTGAAGATTTACAAATTAAAAAAGTATATGAAAGTGTGATATCAAAATGGTGATTAACAGAAAAATGTATCATTATTCTAATCATTATTATGAAATGGGATTTACAATTAAAGAAGTAGGAATGTTTATACATAAAATATTTGAATTGCCAGTAACAACAAGTAAGCGTATAGCAGAATACTGTATATATTGTAAACAATCGAACAAGGGTTTTTGCCCAATTGACACTCAGGAGTTGATAAGATGAAAGATATTTTTTGTTTTTGTTGTGCTTGTGTAAGCAGTGCAATTTTATATCTGGTAGGTGACATAACAATGCCTTTCATAATTCTATTAATATTTATGTGTACTGATTACATAACAGGATTAATATTATCAGGTGTATTTAAAAAATCAAAGAAAACAAAATCAGGTGGTTTATCATCTGAAATTGGATTCAAAGGTTTGATTAAAAAAGTTTGTATTATAATTTGTGTGATAGTCGCTAATATGTTAGACTATGTGTTAAAAACAAATTATATTAGAAATGTTGTTATAATTTCATTCATTACAAACGAAGTCATTAGCATTATTGAAAATTTAGGGTTAATTGGTATAAAAGTTCCTAAAGCAATCACAAATGCTATTGATATATTAAAAGGAAAAGAGGAAGAAAAAAGATGAAAAGAATGGGAATTGATTTATCAGAACATAACGGGGATTTTAAAAGTAGCAGAATTGATGATTTTGAGTTCGTCATGATTCGTACAGGTTACGGAAGTATTAATAGGGACAAACAAGAGGATAAACAAGTATACAGCAATGCTAAAAAATGCATCAAGGCAAAAATACCGTTCGGTTTTTATCATTATACATATGCTCTTGATACTAAAATGGCAGAAGCAGAAGCAGATTTTTGTTTATCAATTGTTGACAAAATATCAAATCAAGGCAATCGACCCATGTATCCAATTGCTTTTGATATTGAAGATAAAAAACTAGATAAGTTAACGATTGCACAACGCACAGACATTTGTATTGCATTTTGCGATAAAGTCGAAAAAGCAGGGTATTACGCTGTTATTTATGCAAGTACGAGTTATTTTAAATCTAAATTAGATTTGCAAAGGTTAACACGATTCGACAAATGGCTCGCAGATTGGACAAAGAAAAAAGATGAAGATTTACAAAAAATTATTCCGCATGGTATGCGACAATTTAAAGTTGACAGAAACGAAAATTTGGATTACAATTATTCATATAAAGACTATCCAAATATTATTGGAAAAATGTATGGTATAAGCAAAGAATTAAAAGTAGGGTCAATTGTCAAGGTTATTAAACCTATTATATATGGCACAAATAAAAAGTTTAAACAATACTATGATTATTACGAGGTATTAAGTATTGGATTAATCAGAAAGAATCGTATAGTAATAGGTAGAAATGGAATAACAACAAGCGCAATTGATAGAAAATATTTAGAGGTGATTAAATAATGACAATTGAAGAATTATTCCAAACCATTGCAGAAAAGACTACAAACAACGAAAACATAAGTGTTGAACTAAATGATTTAATGACAAGTGTAAAATCGTTACAAGGAGTAAACACACAACAAGAACAACAAATAAAGGAATTGCAAGACTATAATTCAAAATTAAAAGACGCTAACAGCAATTTGCTATTGTCAAAAGGGTTTGTTTCTAGATTTGAAAAAGAACCAGAACCAGAACCCGAAGAAGATAAACCTAGAAATATTAAAGATTTTATTAAATTTGATTAGGAGTGATTTTTATGGGAGTTAATTTAGAGAATGGTGCGGAAGTAGTAAATACAGTAGTTGAAAATATGTCACCAACATTAAGAGCAAGTATTCCGCAAGCAACAGCAACAAATATTCAAGATGTAGGAAAACCAATTTTACAGTGGAGTGAATTAGCAAATGCGTTTTATACAACATTGTTTAATTTAATCGGTATGACGTACGTTGAATACAGAAGTTATAAAAATCCGCTTTCAATGTTCAAGCGTGGTGATTCAATTCTGGGTAGTGATGTAAGAGAGATAGCGATTAATTTGCAGACGGAAAAAGACTATGATGTAACAGGTAGTAGACTTTTGACAAATGAAGCACCAGATTTGAAAGTTGCATATTATAGAGTAAATCGTCAGAAAGATTTTGAAGTTACTAACATTGAAAGCGAATTACAAATGGCATTTTCTAGTTGGGATAACTTTGGTACGCTTGTTAGCAGAATTGTTGATAACCTTTATCGTTCAAACGAAGTTGCAGAGTACGAATGGACAAAGGGTACTATTTCAACTGCTATTAATGACGGACATTTAACTACAACAAAACTTGCAATGCCTACTGATTCCGCAACTGCAAATGCATTTGTTAAGGCTGTCAAAACATTATCAGATAAATTTACTTTTTTCTCTACTGAATATAATGCTTATAACAAAATGGCTACAACTGATACTAAAAAATTTAAAACCTTTACACCTAAAGAGCAACAAGTTTTGATTGCAACGCCTGAAGTAATGGCAAGTATTGATGTAGACAGTTTGGCAACAGCATTTAATTTATCTAAAGTAGAGTTTATGGGAAGAACTATCGTTGTAGATGATTTTGGCGGAACAGATGAAAATCCAATAACTGCTTATGCAATGTTATGTGATTCAGCATTTATCAAAATTTGGGATAAAACAAAATATTTTAATACGTTCGTAAATCCCGCTAACATGAGTGCAAAACATTTCTTCCATGTATGGCAGACTTATGGTTATAGCCCATTTGCAAACGCTGTTTTATTCAAACCTGCACAATAGATTATGAGAGGAGTTACGGGACATGACTTTTACACCAAATTCAAAGGTGAGGTTATGTTCCGTTCCCTTTAGCGACTATACTAATGTAATGAGTTTTGGAAACGATGATGAATCAAGAGCTAATTACTTCATCAGCAAGACAGTTTATAATTTAACTAGTGCCGATGGATATAGTTATGTTAAAGGGAGCGGAGCAATACGTGTAAACAAAAACAAAGAATCATTATACAATGTTAATTATATGATGTATCGCAATGATAATTTCGGTAGTAAATGGTTCTATGCTTTTGTTGATTCAATAGAATATATAAACGCAAATGTAACTGAAATTAAATTTACTACTGATGTATGGCAGACATGGGAAAGTGCATTAAATTTTCATGATTCATTTATAGTACGTCAACATATACCAAAATCCGAAGATACAATAGGCGCAAATACTCAACCAGAAAATATGACAAGTGAAAAATATGTATACGAAAAAACATCTGAAAAATTTTTCATGAGCGGAAGTTATTATTTAATGGTTCAAGCATTGGGAATTCCTAGACCAGAATATGAAAGTCCAGAAGATAAATATTTACCTATGTCAACAGTTTTAAATGGTACATTATTTAATGGTTGTTATTTTGTTTATAGTAATACAACAAATGGATATAAAAAACTACGAGAATTAATTACTGCATTTGATAAGGTAAATAAAAGCAATTCAATTATAAATATTTATCATGTTCCTAGTAACCTATTTTTAACAGGTACAGGAACGTTAACTCATTTAGATTCATTATTACCATTAGGATATACGGATGAAAATACATTATGTACATATAATATCACTGACAAGGAAATAACTATATCAAAATTAAACAAATTTGAAATATCGTCTGGAAGTTATTATACTCCTAGAAATAAAAAATTACTAACTTTTCCATATACTAAATTAGTACTAACAAACACAAATGGAAGTAATACAACATATAGGCAAGAATGGTTTGATAATAATATAACATTTAAAGCGTTAACAGATATAAATTCTCCTGTTACTATTGTAACATATCCAACAGATTATAGAGCAGGAAGTACAAATAATTCGTTATCATTAAAAGGATTGTCAACAACAGCATGGGAAAGTAATGCATATTTAAATTATATTGCGTACAATTCTAACACAATCTCTATAAATCAAGAGTTGATAGACAAAGAATATAAATACCAAAGTGCAGATTTAATGAAAAATTACGCATTAACGGGAATGTCTTCTGCTTTAAAAGATGGAATTGATTTAGAATACAATATGATAAAAAATGCATTAAGAACATCAGATACAAAAAGACGATTCCAAGCAAGTTTAGATGATAAAGAATTAATGCAAAATAACTCTAGGGGAACATCAAATAGCGGTATACCTTTACATCAAATAAACAAATACGGTTTTCAGTTTATGTTTATGCGTTATCCCTATGAATATATTAAACTAATAGATAATTATTTTGACAAATTCGGATATGCAATAAACAATTTTAAACCAATAAATTATAACAACCGTTCAAATTTTGATTATATCGAAACCTCACAAGTAATTGTTGATGGTGATGTACCCGAAGATGATATGAATGTAATTAAAAATATATTTAACAGTGGTGTAAGAATATGGCATAACACAACAAACTTTTTAAACTTCAATGTTGATAATAATTAAGGTGGTGATAATATGGCAAAGCGTAAACCATGGGATACTAATTTATCAGGTTACAAAAATAATACAGCTTTTATGATGTACTATACATATCTAGCGAATTTGTTAATGTCTAGGTATGAATGGAAAAATCTTCCTGATTCAATGAACGAACGTTTTTTAGAGTTATGTTTATTTGAAAATGGTAAAGCAGTTTTTGTAAATGATGAATTATTCGGAATGTTAAATTTAAGGTATGCAGAATCTAATACATTGAACATTTATCAAGAACCCGAAGAAATTAATGCGTATTCATTAGACTATCATAAAAACTATAAATTACAAGATGTTGCATTAATTTATAACAACTATACAAAAACACCAGATTTGGGAATCGTTTGTGAATACGCTTTACGTTTATACGATATTCGAAGAACAATTGATGTTAACACTAAAGTCCAAAAAACACCTTTATTAATGTTATGCCCAGACAATAAAAAGTTGACATTAAAAAATATCTATATGCAATATGACGGAAACGAACCCGCTATATATGGCTATAAAGACACATTTAATGATACTGAATTTAAAGTGTTGAAAACAGACGCGCCATTCATAGGTAATGACATGACACTATTATTTAATAAGGTACTTGACGAATTTTTAACAAGATACGGAATAAATAACGCAAATACAGATAAAAGAGAAAGACTAATAACCGACGAAGTAAACGCAAATAATCAATTGATACAATTATGTGGCGATGTTGGATTACTTTGTAGAAAACAAGCCTGTGAAAAATTTAATAGACTTTATGGAACTAATATTAGTGTTGAATTAAGGCAAGAACCTATTGAATACGAAAGTGACAAAGAGGGTGAAAACAATGAGCCATTATACGATTGAACTACGTTATTTAATTGAGGGTGATTATGATTTAGGGTTAAAAGGTTATCCAATATTTGACGAACTATATAGAGAACAATTAAACAATAAAATTATTCAACATTATTATTTTCGTGAAATAGGATTTGAAACAGAGGCGTTATTCAAAAATAGATTAAATCAAAAAATGAATGAAATAATGCCGTATTTCAATCAGCTTTACGAATCAGCCAAATTAGAAATTAATCCTTTAAAGCCTTACCATATTGAGGAAACAGAGGACAGAACAGCAGATACGACAGGAGAATCAACAGCAGAATCATCAGGTAGTGTGAATGGGCAAACAAGCAGTACAGGAAAAAACGAAACAGACTACGGAAAAATTTCTAAATTCTCTGATATTGCACAAGCACAAATCACACCTAATAAAATAACAAATGATAATTATTTGACAAATGCAACAGTAGAAGATGGAAAAGACACAATTAATACAACCGATAGCGGAACAAGTGAAACAACATCAACAGGAAATACAACAGGAACAAATAAGGCAAATGTTAAGGAAGTAATAAAAAATAGTAGAAGTGGAAATTTAGGAAACACGTCTGAAAGTGAATTACTGCAATTATATAGAAAGACATTTTTAAATATTGACATGATGGTTATTGATGAACTATCTGAGTTATTTTTAGGAATTTGGTAAGGAGTGTATTAAAAATGATTGATTTTACAAAAATCCCTAATATTCATTATTGGACACAAAGAGTTCTACCCTTAGTATTTGATGAATCTCTATCATATGTTGAAAAAATAAATAAACTTGAATACAATATAAACGAATTAATTAATGATTACAATACTTTCGGGCAAAATGTTGTATCAGAAATTAACACATTTGAAGAAGAAACAACAAATCAAATTAATACCTTTGTTCAACAAATAACAAATGAAATTAATACCTTTAAATCAGACATTACAAATCAATTAAATACATTTGAAACAACAATAACAAGCAGACAAAACGCTTTTGAAACTAGTATTTCGGAATTAGTACAAGAATTTGTAACAATTATTAATTATAATATTGATACATTCAAACAAACAATGACTACACAACAAGAAGAATTTGAAAACCGTGTGACAGAACAAAATCAACAATTTAGAACACAAGTCAATAGTGATATCAATGCTATGCAAGAGGTTGTAAACGAAATTCCTAATACTGTGACAACACAAGTTAATGCAATAACCCAACCATGGCTTGTGGCAAATGTTCCTGCAATGGTTGAATCCAGTGTTGCTAACAATGTAAACAAAGTTTTTGATGTAGACCAATTATATAATAGCGGAACATCTTCAACAATTGGTGATATAAATAACTGGACAGATACAGGAATTTATTTTGGAACTACAAATAGCGAATTTCTTAATTTTCCAGAAAGTGTTGGTGCGGGTTATAATTTTTGTTGTATTGTTGGTCATTCAGCAGATACAAGTGTATATAACCCATTGCAACAGAATCTATATATTTCTAATGGAAATGTGTATTACAGACCTCAATCTGACATTCAACAATGGGATAATTGGTATAAATCAAATATTTCAGTAACCAATATTCCATACAATACTACAATTGATTTCAACACTTATTTTTACACAAGTACAGAAGTTGCAAATGGTGATATGTGGATTGGCACATTTCAAAGTTATGATAAATGGCTAAATGCGCCTAGCGGATTTAAAGTTGGTGATATTGCATTAATTACAAATGATATATTGTACGCTGGTGGTACAATTATAAATGTTGAAAGGGTAACAAAAATTGGTAATACTAGTCCAAACGCTCAATATATCGGCAAAACATGGAGTAGATGTAAAGTTGGGACAACATGGCTATCATGGAATCCAACAACTCTTGATTACCAATACAAAGAAATACTCACAAACACCGATTTGGATAATTTAACGGAAACAGGAATATATACTATTAGTAGTGAAAGTGGTGTTACAATAAATGGCTTACCGTCTACATCATTGGAATACGGTTCGTTTTATATCAGAGTAACAGCAAATAACATTGGTACAAATAACAATGAAATAATCCAAGAAATTATAAATGCTGGTCCTGGTGCTTCTAGTTATACAAGAGAAAAGCAAGGCGCTCAATGGAGTAATTGGAAAAAGATAGGTGCAGAATTGGTATATTCTACAAATAAAACTTTTACGATTGGTAATGGTACACCTTATTGGTGGGATAATATTGTTACAACACTAAAATATAATTTCAAAGATATGCCAAATTACGAATGTCAAATTGATGTGTGGAATAGTATGCTAACTGGATATCTACAAATACCGTTAGTTGTCGGTTGTACAATGACAAATTATGCAGGTACTAATGCTGTAAATCTAACACCGACAGTGTATTGCCCACTTGCTGATGAAATTGTATCAGACCAGACATTTACTATGAATATAAAAGTGTTTAAAAGGTATTAAAAATTATTCAATAGACGGTGCATTAATTTGTACCGTCTATTTTTATGCAAACATATGTTTGAATGTCGTGTGAACCATTATAAACATATGTTCTCGACAGCAGTCCATTCCAAAAAAACTA